ATATTCGGCTACTGCTGACAGAGAAGATTTAAGTAATATTATTTACAACATCTCTCCTATGCAAACACCTTTTATGTCATCAATAGGCAAAAGAAATATTAAAAATGTCGTATTCGACTGGCAGACAGAAGTTCTACCAACACCAAGTTCAGCGGGTCAGCTCGAAGGATTTGAGTTAAGTAGATCAACAGCTACTGCTACATCCAGAGTAAGTAACGTTGCTATGATTTCATCAAGAGACGCTACTGTAACTGGTTCACAAGACGCTTCAGACCCAGCTGGTAAGAGATCAGAAATGGCTCACCAACTAGCTATCATGGCTAAAGCTCTTAAAAGAGACATGGAAGAAGCTCTATGTCAAAATGGAGATAAAACAACTGGTAATGCTACAACAGCTAGGGTAACTGGTGGTTTTGAGTCTTGGATTGAAACTAACGAGTCAAGAGGTGCTACAGGTGCTTCTACTGGTGGTGGTGCTGCTCCAACAGACGGTACACAAAGAGACTTAACTGAAGATCTTTTAAAAGACGTATTACAGCAAATGTTTGCTAGTGGTGCAGAGCCAAACATGGCTATTTGTGGTCCACACAACAAACAAGTTATTTCTGGTTTCACAGGAAGAACACAAGCTAGACAATTTGTTGACGCTAATACAGTCGAGGCTTCAGTATCTATCTATTCATCTGACTTTGGTGAACTAAAAATCGTTCCATCAAACAGAAGTAGAGAAAGAACTTTATTGTTAGTAGATCCAGAGTTTGCGAAAGTATCTTACCTAAGAGACTTCCAAACTGTTGATATTGCTACAATAGGTGATGCAGAGACCAAGATGATAATTTGTGAGTATGGATTAGAAGTATCTAACGAAGCTGCTCACGGTGTCGTTGCAGACTTAAACGTATCATAAGTTTAGTAATAAGCTTTAAGGGAAGTTTCGGCTTCCCTTTTTTTTGTGCTAAAATTCCTACATGGCAAAAACTACATTAATAGATCATAGACAGGGTATTAAATCTATCTTTGCTACAGAAGATGACAAGGTTGTTTATCAAACCAAACAAGATATACAGCCAACATTAGACTATGTAAAACAATTATCTGAACATACACCAGGTAAAGATTTTCGTCATGTAGCAGAAGTTCCCATGGTAATATATCAAAAAGCTCTAAGAGAAGGATGGGCAAAAGATTCTGCACAATGGAAAAAATGGTTAAACCATTCAGATAATAAACCCTTCAGAACATGGAAAGGTAAAGTATGACATACGATGAATTAAAAACTAATATTGCAAATTTCTTAAACAGGTCAGATTTAACAGACCAATTAGATTTTTTTATTGATGCAACAGAAGCAGAGTTTAATAGAAGATTAAGAACTAAGGATATGATTAAACGGGCAACTGCTACAGCAGATGCACAATATATGTCATTACCAACAGATTGGTTAGAGGCTATTAATGTAGAAATTACATCAAATGATTTTAGACCATTATTTCAACAGTCTATTGAATCATTAGATGTGTATAGAAAATCTAATAACAATGTAACTGGTCAACCTATTTATTATGCACTTGTAGATAATACTTTAGAATTAGCACCTACCCCTGACACAAGTTATACGCTACAATTAACATACTATGGCACTATTGATGCTTTAAGCAGTTCTAATACAACGAACTTTATATCCACAGGATATCCAGATGCTTACTTATATGGTGCTTTAAAACACGCTTCTATCTATTTAATGGAAGATGAAAGAGTGCCGTTATTTACAGCACAATTTGAGAAAGCATTAGAAGAAATGAGGTTAGAACAAGAGAAAGCAGAATTTGGCAAAGGCTCTCTAATACAAAGAAGAAGAACTTATGGCAAATCTGGTAAAAAGATTTATTATTGGAATAATAATTAGGAGATAAAATGGCTGGATTTAGTGATTATTTAGAAGATAAAGTATTAGACCATGTATTTGGTGGTAATGCTTATACAGCACCATCAACATTATATGTTGCTTTATATACTGTAGCACCAGATGACACAGGCGGTGGTACAGAAGTATCAGGCGGAGCTTATGCAAGACAAACTGGTACATTTACAGTATCTGGTACTGATCCTACCACAGCAACAAACTCAGCAGCTATTGAATACCCAACAGCTACAGCAGATTATGGAACTGTAGTTGCAGTTGGTATTTTAGATGCTTCATCAGCTGGTAATCTTTTAGCTTACGCAAACCTAACAACATCTAAAACTGTAAGCACAGGTGATGTATTCAGATTTGATGCTGGAGATTTAGATATAACATTGGCTTAATATCATGGCCTCAGTAGGCTATGGTTATGGTGGCTATGGGAAGTCTCATTACGGACAACCTGTTTTTCAATTTGGCGATGCCACCATACAATCAACAACAGGTTTTACTGCTGAATCATCTGTAAAAAGATTTGGTTCAGCAACTATTGCATCAACATCAAACGTCACAGCAGTTGGCGTTGTTATTAAGCTTGGTGCTTCTACCCTAGCACAAACATCTAACTTTACTGGTAACGGCGAAGTCGTTAAGTTTGCTGCATCTACTATAAGTGCAGTATCAGCTTTTAGCGCTGTTGGTAGACAAATAGATCGCGGACAGGCGGTTATTAGTGCAGTATCTAGTGCTACAGCTACTGGTAGACAGGTTGATAGAGGTGCTGCAACCATATCAGCAACATCTGCGTTTACAGCAGTAGGAACACAAATAGATTTAGGATCTGCAACTATAGCAGCTACATCTAGTGTAACCGCAGTACCAACTAAATTAATACCAGGTGAATCAACTATAGCTGCAACAAGCAGCATGACTGCTACAGGTACACAAATAGATAAAGCTTTAGCAACTATTGCAGTTGTATCAGGATTTACAGCTACTGGTAGATTTACTATTGCTGCTTCAGCTACATTAGCTGGTGTAAGCGGTTTTAATGCAGACGGTAGACAGATAGACAGAGGTGCATCTGTAATTGCACAAACAAGTGGATTTAATGCAATTGGTAGTCTAAAATGGGAAGATATAATTGTTCCTGATGAAACATGGACAGAACAAGATATAATAGCCGATACCTGGACAAACCAAGCGAATCCAGATACATCATGGACAGATTTACAAACAAGTACAACATGGGAAGATCAGTCTAACCCATCGACTACTTGGAATGAATTAGGCGAACAAGACGCAGCTTAAAGGAATTTTTTTATGGCAGATACATTTACAACGAATTTAAACTTAACTAAACCAGAAGTAGGAGCATCTACTGATACTTGGGGTACAAAGCTAAACGCTGACCTCGATACTGTTGATGGTTTATTTAGTGCTACTGGTACTTCAGTAGCTATGAACCTAGACGGAGCAGTTATAGATAGCTCTGTTATTGGTGGTACTACAGCAGCCGCAGGATCATTCACAACTCTATCAGCAAGTACATCTATCACAGGCACACTAGCTACAGCAGCACAACCTAATATTACAAGTGTTGGTACGCTTACAGGTCTTACAGGTGGTACTGGAGATTTAAACTGGGATAGTGGAACTTTATTTGTAGACTCTTCTGCAAACGCTGTTGGAATTGGAACGACTAGTCCTGCAAATAAACTCGCAGTAAATGGTGGATTAAGTGTTGAGGGTGCAGCAGCAGCAGGAATATCAGAAGGCTTATTAATTGATTATTCAACAAACTTAGCAAGATTTTTAACCTACGATAGTTCTACTGGCTCTGAAATAGCTTTTTATACACAACCTAGCGGTGGTTCAACAGCAGAAAGAATGCGTATTGATTCTTCAGGCAATGTTATTACAGGCTCAACAACTGCAAACGCTTCAGATGCTGTAACACTTAGACAAGATGGTACTGCTCATGTTAATAATGCACAATTTTCAAATGGTAATGGTTCTACTGGTGGCACAACTCCATCAATTTACTCTCCTGCTTCTGCAACATTATCTGTATCAACCAACTCAGCAGAAAGAATTCGAATTGATGGTTCAGGCAACGTTGGAATTGGACTTACAAATCCTAGTGCAGTTCTAGAAACCTTTGGTGGTACTAGCTTTATAGGTGCTAAATTTAAAGGTTATTCAGGTGGTAAAACTGCATTAATAGGTGGTGACCTTGATGCTGTTTGGTTTGGAGATGATGATGGCTCTATAGGTGGAACAAACAACTTTAATATATTAGGTGCAAGTAATGTAGCAAGAATTGTTACAAACAGTTCAGAAAGAATGCGTATTGATTCATCAGGAAACGTGGGAATTGGAACGACTAGTCCTGCATCAGTTTCAGGCTATACAGTTTTAGATTTAACTGGTTCTAATGGTGGTATCTATGAGACTAGTAATGGAACACAAACAGCTAGACTATATACGACAACATCACAAGCCTATGTAGGAACTTCATCAAATCATAACTTTACTATACTTACAAATGATGTAGAGAGAGCAACTTTTGACACTTCAGGCAACGTTGGAATTGGAACGACTAATCCTACTGATAAACTTCATGTAGTTGGTACATCATTCTTAAATGGTAATACTTATGTTGGTTCAGGTGGTGCAGGTAATCTTTATCTTAGTGCAGGAACAGGCATTTACATGGATGGCGGTACAGGTTCAGCAAACCATCTTGACGATTATGAAGAAGGTACTTGGACTCCAACTGTAGCGAGTGGTACAGGAGGATTTACTGGAACACCTGAAGGAGTTTATGTAAAAGTTGGTAACATTGTTCATGTTAAAGCAGTTTTTTATGTTGATGTAAATTTTTCAGGTAATGCGATAGGTGGATTACCTTTTACAGTAGCAGATGATGTTACTGCATCAGTATTTGGTTGGAACGGTACAGTAGTTTGTGAAACTGCAGGTATAAATTGTACAGCAGCAGAAAGTGATACTGTTATAAATTTTTTTAACGAAGGTGATTCAGGAAGTAGTCATAATCCAAGCACTACAGGGTTACTTTATAGAGTAAGTGTTACATATAAATCAACTTAATAACTAATATACCTAGTGGATTCTAGGTACAGACATAGGAGAAAATAGAATGGCAATAACAAAAGAATTAATAGAAGATAAAATAGAAGTTGTAGGAGACTACAAAACTATACAAATAAGAACAGCTACAATCATCAAAGAAGATGGTGTAGAGCTTTCAAGGTCTTTTCATAGACACGCATTAGAATGTGTAAGCTCTGTAAAAAACGATGACGATAGTTGGACACATACAGATACAGACGTGTCTGGTGAATCAGCAGAGGTTCAAGGTATCGCAAACACAGTATGGACTGATACAATTAAAGCAGCTAAGAAAACAGCTAACGAAAACGCAGGAGTTTAATAATGGCAAATACATATACATGGGATTGCAAAACAGTTGACACATATCCAACACACGACAGTCATTCAGACGTTGTTTACAACGTACATTGGCGATTAAACGCAGAGAGCGATCAACAAGACGCTGAAGGTAATAACTATTCAGCTTCTGTTTATGGTACTCATAGCGTTAATGCAGACGATATATCAAGTTTTGTACCCTTTGCAGATCTTACCAATGACACAGTTACTGGTTGGGTTACAGCAGGTATGGGTGATGATGAAGTCGCTAATCTAAAAACTGGATTAGACGCACAAATCGCATTACTGATTACACCAACATCTGTTACTAAAACTATAGGTTAAACATGGCACTATTGCCTGTAACTCCGCCCGCTGGCATAGTCAAAAACGGTACTGACTATGCTAACAAAGGTCGTTGGGTTGACGGCAATCTTGTGCGTTTTGAAAACGGATTTCTTAAACCTATTGGTGGTTGGTCTAAACTAAAAACTACAGCGCTTGATGGTGAGCCTATAGGTATGTATGCCTATAAGGACAACCTAGGTGCATCTGTTTTAGCAGTTGGTACAAGACAAAAAGTTTATGTCTTATACGACAACACATGGACTGATATAACACCATCTGGTTTTGTAAACGATGCCTCTAATGATCCTCTTGGTTATGGTGCATATCACTATAACGTAGAAGATTATGGCGATGCTAGAAGTCAATCTGGATTACCTCTCGACACAGGTCATTTCTCCTTTGATAACTGGGGTGAGGATTTAATCTTTTGTTTTTCTGGTGATGGCAAGATATACAAGTGGAGGCCAGTTTCAGGCGGAACAGCTGATACCATTGGTACAGTCGTAACAA